GGCTGTCATTTGATGACGGGGCGGATGAACCCAGATTTAGCACCCTGCTTGAACGCCTGGTCAAACCTGCCGCCTTCCATGTATTGTGTGTACCATTCATATTCAGCGGTTGAGATAGCGGGCTTCCCGCCGGCCTCGACTATCTCGTCGAGTGATAGGTCTTGCACTTGACCGCGAAGCGCTCCAGTTCTTCTGCCCATGGCAACTGGGGCCTTGTTGGGATCTTCTTCCTGTCTTATGAACTTGCCAGGAATCAGGTCCATCGCCTCTTGTGCGTAAGGCGACGTGTTGCCAATCACGATCGCAGGAGTGCCTCTTTTAAGCTGCTCGTCGGTAAAGCGCGGCACGCCAACACTTGCGAATACTTTGTTGCCGCGTCCTTCGACTTGCGAGTACCACTTAGACCTAAATTGACCGCTGTAGTTAGGGCCTTCTTCTTGCAGGTCGGAGATAATCTGGCGCGTTGCAGAGCGCAATGCTTCCCCTGTGGCGCGGCGAACATCTGCCGACATATTGCGCAGCGGGTTTGCGAATCCCCTTGCGGGTTGCGATCGTCTTCGTGGTGCGTTAAATCCTCGGCCCGCCATTATTCCGCCCTCGCAGTGATCTTGCTGGCATACATATTAAACGTGTCGGCGCCAGAGCCGCTTCCCGAGCCTTGCACAATTAGCGGTATCCCGTCAAGCGTAGTGATAACCTTGCCGTCGAGCGTGGTGATGTAGGTCGCCGATGTGCTCTCTTCGCCACCACTGCCATAGGTTGGCCCGATTTCGGTGATCTTCCAACGCTTGCCCAGGTAGCCCAAGCGATCATTCGTGCTGACCGGCCACGGAACAGTAGTATGATCGATCCATGCGACAAGCTCGTGATCCTGCATCACGCCATCGCGCTCCTCTTGCACGGTCTTCACCACTGCGCCGGCCGCTGCGATCGGCGTTTCTGTCAGCGTGATCGCACCAGTTGTCTCATTGTAAGTGCCAGGCGATATTTTGATGTAACTGAGCGCACTTGAGCGCCAGCGATCTATAAGCCGCTTGGCGAGTGAGCCTGCCCAGGCATCCTGTGGAGCGTTCATCCTCGGAACAGTGGCACCATGGACTCGTTGTTCCTGCTCACCCAGCAGCCGATCAGATCAAGCAGCCAGGGATACAGGCGTAGCACCGTTGGCGAATGCCTGCCAACGCGAGCATCGTTTGGCAGTACCTGTGGGGAGCGGGTTTCCCTGGGTGAGAAAAACTCTTCTTCGAGATCGCCGAGCTTCTGACGCTTGACGACAGGCGTAGGAAGTTGATCCGCCGCGCCAAATACGGCTGTGCTGTTATTGAACAGCACGAGAGCCAGCTCGGAGGCAGCAGCGGCGTAGCCGGCGCTCAGCTCGCGCCCGCAGCACGTCGCCTCGTCCGTACACCAGCGGAGGGTGCGCAGGGCGTTCTGTGCCTCGTTCAGGGCCTGGCCCTTCTGCGCCGTGGTGAGCGCCGCCCAGGCGGTGGCCTTGAGCGTGGTCGCCATGTAGGCGTCCGCAGTGGCCACCACGATCAGGTCTGGGGGCGTGCAGTTGCACTGGGCCTCGCTGACGATCGCCTGATAGGGGTAGGGATCGGCCAGGCGATGCCACGGCCACCAGATGGGGCTACTCACGGCGCTCAGACCCCGATGACGCGCCAGGCGTTATTCCGCCACCAGACCAGGGCGAACGCGGAGCCACCGCCCACAGGCGCGGCGCCGGCGGTGGGGGACGTGGCGTCAGTGACCACCCGGAGGGCGAACATGGCGTCCATGTCGGTCAGCTGGGCTGGAGAGGGCAGGGTGGCGACGGTGAGGCCGCTCTTGAAATTGAGGTTCTGGAAGGAGGCCATCTGGCGCGAGGCTCGGGCCTCCATCCTACCCTGGCCACGCCATGAAAAAAGGGGGCCGGAGCCCCCATGATCGCTTCTCCCCAGAAGCCTATCAGATCGTTCCGCCGAAGGGCGAGTTGACGATCAGTCGCACCGCCGGAATCAGACGAGACTCGGTGTATGCAAGGCTCCAGTTTGAGCCGGTAGCAAGCTGCGCGTTCGTGGGATTGTCCTGAACGGAGTTCCAGGAAGTACCAGGAACGTGCTGAACCTGGTGGTAGTCCACGATCATGCCGTCTTGCTTGGACGGAGCATTGCGGGTCGGCTCGACTTCCATTGGGATCTGGTCTCCCTCGCGCATCACGCCAGAACCGCAGAGGTAAACGACAAACTGCCGCTGTTGGCCGCTGGTGCCGATGATGGGAAGCTGGTCGTCAACGATCACATTGAGGTTGTAAGCATTGCCGATCAGCAGTCGGGTGTTCACGCCTCGACGGTCGGCGTCGTAGGTGAGGAAGCCAAGCTGCTCCAGATAGGCAGAGCAGGCGGAGGGAATCACCATGGTAGTGATGTCCGACTGCCGCTCGCCCAGCTTGTAACGAGCCTCGATCACGTTCTCGACCGTCAGCCAGTTGGCAATGGTCGAGCCGGTTGTGACGGACTTGTTGATGCTGTGGTTGGCGTTCAAGGGGCCGCCAGTGCCAAGCAGGCCCTCCATGTGAGCGATAAACTTCGTGGTGCGGAGTTTATCGATGGCGGGGGACATCTGCGAAGCAAGCACCCGCATCGGGTCTTCGCCGATCGCCAGCTTCGTGAGCTTGTCGATCGCGTATGCGAAGCCTCGGTGGGTGATCGTCGCGTACTGCGTGCCGGCGGTGATCTTCTGGAAGGTGAAGTGACCCTCGCCGGACAGGCCCCAGTTGTTACCCGAGGTCATCCGCTCTTCCACCGGGCTGAGCGGCTTGAAGAAGGGGGCCTCGATCCGGGTGCCGGTCGTGGCCGAAAGCAGGCGATCTTCTCGGGCGATGATGCCCGACTTAATCATTCGAGATTGCAGGAAGATTTCTTCTTGCAGGTACTGGGCGAATTCGCCAGACGTTGCAAGCCGCGTGATGCTTGCAACGTCATTGGCGAACGTACCGCCAATGTTGCCAAGGTAGGCCACTGGAGGGAAAGCAAAAGGTTGTGAGTTCTACAACACAGCCGCGCAGCAGCGGTGCTTTCGCTTGGGGCCTAGCGCAGCCTCACCCCTTGCCTTGTGCGGAGAGGGTCGCTTCCGCTTCAGCTTTGAGCTTATCAGCAAGCTCAGGGTTGTCAAGCGCCAGCGCAATGCGCTCCGTGATGTTGCCCGTGAGCCATGGATTGCTGCCCGTGGATGCACTGCCGGCGGCGGCGGCCCCAGGGGTGCTCTTCAGGCCCATGCCGCCAGATCCGCCAGCAGGCTTGACGTTGTAGGCCCATTCGGGATCCTGGCGGAGAATGCCCATCAGCTTGCTCGCGGGAACCTCAGCGCCCTTGAAGGTCACGACAAGAGTGTCGTTGCGCAGCTGAGCGGTCTCCTTAAAGTGCGTCCACAGCTGATTGGGCGCCTGAGCTTCTGCACTTACGGCAGCAAAAAAGTCCGCCTGCGCCTTATCGCGCTGTCTTTTGGTGGTGATCTCAGTGATCTCGGTATCTTTGTCCTGAAGTTGCTTTTGCAGCGTTGCGATCTGCTCGCGTGCTTCGTTGAGCAGTTCCTGCAGCTGACCTTGCTCCTCCAATTCCTTTCGCTTACGATCCGACTCAGCTCTCTCCAGCTCGTCGATACGAGCTTGGAGTTTCTTCTTCTCGTCCAGAATCTCTCCCTTCTTGCCGTCCACGGCATTAAGGCGCTGCTCAAGCTCCTCAGCCTTCGCGGCCTTGGCTTGCAGATCAGCGATTTGTTCAGGAGTGAGCGACATGGTGTTGCTGGGTGGATGCGCTACAGTGTAGCGCGTAGCTACCACAGCGCACCATGGAAACCGCCAAGCCGAAAACTTCGGCCCCCGCTCCCGCCCCCGCCAAACCCGCACCTGTTGCCGAGCCTGCCAAGCAAGATGACATGCTTGCCGAAATCGAGCGGCAAGCCAAGGAGATCGAAGACCTGCGGCAGCAACTTTCCGACAAGGATGCCAAGAGCGAGCCGGCAGCCGATGAGCTTGGCCCTCAGGTCGAGGTTGTCAACATCGCCGGCCTGGTGATGGAGAAGACCGCCTATCCCGATGGCGATTGCGACGTGCAAGTGCTAAGCGAGCCCTTCATCGACGGGGAGTTGATTCGCGCAACGAAAGCACACCAGCGAGAGATGGGCTTCTGATCGCTGTTGTATCGCCCCTCGGTCAAGCGGCCGGGGGGCTTTCTTTTGCCTGCTGCAACTGCTTCTGCTGTTGCATCGCTTCGCGTTTTGCTTGCTCCTTGAGCGCCTTGACCTCCTTGACCAGTGTGGGGATGTCCATTTCCTCCGGGAGCCACTCGCCGCGAGCGAGAATCTTCATAAAAGCCTCTGTCGGGAGCTGCCCCTTCTCCTCAAGGTCAGACAGCACGCTCACGTCTTGACCGAGCAGGCGATAGAAGTCGAAGTCACGATCAATGACAACCTTTGGGGCTTCCTTGCCGTTGTAGTCAGAGGCCATGCGGAAGGCTTCATTAAGAGCATTCTCAAGCTCCTGCGCCGTTACGGCAAGCACGCAGTTTGCCTGCTGTTGATCGATGCGCTTTGCATCAGCAGATTCGGCAACAAACTTTTGCCCAAGCAGCTTCGTAACGCCAAGGTGCGAGATTTCGTTTTCAAGGCGATCAAGCAGCTCTGCTTGCGCAGCAAATGATCCCGCATCGCACGCCACCCAATACGCCTTTGTGCCTTGATTCATCTTGATCGCATAGTTAGTGCCCGTTCCAGCCTCCGCACCATCGTATTCTTCGAGCACAAGCAGTCCGATTGCCGCGATGTGCAGCGAATGCAGCATGTCCGCAAGCCGGCGGTAGTGAGCGATGTTCAAATGCGCGACATCGGCCAGTGGCGGAGTTGCGCATCTGAAGCCTTCGCGTTGCGCGTAGATGTCAACGACAGGGATGTAGTCAAGGTCAAACACTCCCATGTCAACAGCGAACTTCTTGTCTCCCTCGAACAATTCGTAAGCGCCAGGGATGATGACACGAGCGGCAGCCGTGTACTCCTCGCCATACTCGCCATCACTAACCCTGCGCTCTTCTTCGTAACGCAGCATCGTCAGCTTGGCGCCAGGCTTATCATCCTCCCGCCGGTGCCCGAGGTACTGCCAGGGATCGACCGGCACGAAGAAGGGGCGCAGGGGCGACAACTCGTCGGCACCGCTAACCGCCTGACGCCGTTCCGCGTCAACAATAAGCGTCGACATGCCGTAGCCAAGTGCAACTTCGAGCCTGTTCAGTGCGAATTGATCGAGCGACGTGCCATCACCGTCCACATCCTTTCTAAACTCCTCTTCCCACCACGGATCACCACCTTCGAGCTTAATTCTACGCCGCAGCACCATACCTGCAGCATTATGAATCAAGCGCTTCACGAATGGGGCAAGAACGCTCAGGTTTACCCGCTTCTCCCAGGGATCGTACTCTCTCCCCTCAGCAGTTTTCGTCTTCCCCTCTCGCGGCTCTCTCGGGAGATAGGTTTCCGCGTTGTTGTGCAGATACTCCGTCCCGTTCGTGACAGCGCGAATAATCTCCCACTTCTCGCGCATCCGAATAACAGTCGTATCCATGAAAAATGGAGACGCCTTATCATTGTAGTTCCGGGGAGTGAGCCTTACTCGGATGCTGCTCATCGATGCGCCGCGTTTGCCGGCAGCTTAGCTCATCTGAGCCACCAGGTACACGCTACAGTCGGCTCACCGCCTACCCCTTATGCCTGTCCAGACTGAATTGCGCCGCAGCGGCGACATCGTTGCCGGCAAGAATCAAATCTCCCTCAGGCCGGCGCAGGGGATGATCTTCAACGATCGCAGGCGGTTCCGTGTGGTCTTGGCGGGCCGGCGGGGCGGAAAGACGGTGCTCGGGGGCGTCGAGCTGCTGCGCGGGGCCGCTGAGGTGCCGGGGGTCTACTACTACGTCGCCCCCACGTACCGCATGGCGAAAGACATCGCCTGGGATACGTACAAGAAGATCATCCCTG